CCGGTTCAGCTTCCGGTTCAGCTTCCGGTTCAGCTTCCGGTTCCGCTTCCGGTTCAGCTTCCGGTTCTACTACTTCGCCCTCGTCTACTTCGGGGATCGTCACGGCTTCCGCTTGCAGGTCTATAAAATAGTCCTTGTAATTCTCATCGGCTTCCATGAAGGCTACGGCTTTTTCATCACTCGTGTTGAAAGCGCGGTACACTCTTCCATCTTCAATCGAGTTGATGAATAGTCCCGGCTTCATTACGTAACGTGTGTGTTTCCCAGTAGCGTACTGTTCATCATACCAGCGTTGCGCGAACAACCTGTCAGCCCCGCACGATATGTTCAGTTTCAAATGTGTCATTGATTCGCAGAGCGAAACGATCTGCCCTATATCTGTAATTTTTTCCATCTTTTAATAAATTAAATTGTTTTAAGCTTTAGGTATCGTTAGACCGTCATAAGCGGCTTTAGTGAGGGTTACGAGTTTGTCACCCGTTGCACCTTCCGGCGTTTTAAGTGTCACGGTTGAAATACCGCCAGTACTTGAATCGGTTGCAAGGTCTGATGCCTCCAAACCGCAAAACGCGCCTGCTAGGAAATACTCGCCCGACTTTGTTTTAACGGCTACTCTGTAATTTCCGCCTATCAATTGGCTAATTACTTCGCGATAGCCCGCCAAACCTCCAGATTGTAAAACCTTGATAATAACGCTCTGATCTTCCCCAGGCGGTACAATGTCGTTAACCTTGATAGCGTCCTGATATATCACAGAGTTATTAACAGAATTTATAACGTACCCTTTTTTCCCGGTTAACATCGTTATTGTTCCTACGCCTCCCGTCTCCGAAATCGTGGAGATGTCCGAAGAATTAATAATAATCGCCTCGTCTATTTCGCCCGTTCCGCCTATACCGGCTAAGTTCGCGCAATCATACGCAATATCAGTTCCTAGTTTTTTAATACATGCCATAAATTTTCCTCCTTTATGATTCTGTTACGATCGCCGCGGCTCTCAACGTGTTATAACTAGCATCTGCGAAACTTACACGCATTTCACCAATCACATTTTCAGGTGTGGATAGTGTAATAGTCGTGAATCCTCCGTTTGCGTTCATATCCTCTGTAAGTGCTGACAAAGTTAACCCGTAGTTAATTCCATAAACGCGTGTGCGCCCGGCTTTAGTCTTTACAAGGGCTAAAAACGTACCGTTCAAAATCTGGTTTACGATCTGCGTTCCGTTCGTGTTCCCCTGATACAAAGTGAATGTAACCGCCTGCGTTAATGCTGTCGGCGCGTTGTCGTTCTGTTTCAGTTCTTCCGTAGCGTTCACGCCCTTCTTGTTACTCTCAACCAACACGGCTTTTGCACCGCCTGCTAGCGTAATGGTGGCTATGCCGTCCGCCACAGATTTTGTAGCAATGTCCGCGAAGTTGATAAGAAGCATCTCGGCTACGCCTGTCGCGCCTCCGTCGCAATCAACTAAGATTGCCTTATTTAATTTAGATAAGCATCCCATAATTTAAGCTAATTTTGCGGCTGTGATTGTTTCCCACGCTGCCGAAGTGATTGTCGCTCTATTTTCTCCTCTAGCATCGTCCGGTGTTTTAATCGTGATCGTAGTAAAACCGCCGTTTGCGCTAGAATCCGTATCAGCTTGTGAAATTTCAAGCCCACATTTTAAGCCCGCCATTATTGGCGTTGAGTTAATATCGTTCATTTTGATAGCCGCCATGAAACGTCCCGACAATAATGCCAACATGATAATTCGCGCATTAGCATTTTTTTCGTATAAGGTAAACATAACGGACTGATCCAATCCTGCCGAAACGTCCGAAAGCTTTAAGGCTTCCGTAAACTTCGCACCGTTCTTATAACACTCAACCGGAATAGTTTTTGCCCCTGATTTTAGCATTATACCCGCAATACTGTTAGTACTGTCAACGGTTGTGACCGTTACGTCGTCAAAGTTAATCAGATACATTTCAGCGATACCTACGCTACCGGGTTGGCAGTCGTAGGTAATTGCTTTATTTAATGTCTTTATACAAGCCATTTAAACTTTGTTTTAGTTGTTAAACACCTGCTGCGGTGCACAATTTCAAGTATTGAGGGACTGCCAGCATTGCATCAGCCGCAAATACGGTTGTACTGTAATATTTACGATCCTTAGCATCACGGATGAACGGATCAATAGTCAAACTTGCATCTTCCAGTGCTAACTGAATGTTAGTTTTTGGAGAGAAAGCGATGAATGACTGAACGGTCAAAGCGTCGCCCTTAGCACTGTTAGACACGTGGCGCAACTCGTTCAACTTGTAACCCTCAAAGTAGTATGCAGGTTTACCGTCCTCGAAATTAGCTTGTGCCAAATGGTTGTCTTTAGCTTCTACCAAGTCCTTGTAAGCGCGCATAATGTTGCTAGTTACATAAAACTCTGAATCGTCCAGTTGATCCGGGCGTTGGTTGTCGATACACCATTTCAAACACTCCAAAACGTTAGCACCAGCTCCGGAAGGAACGAGGGCCTTAATAGTTTCGGTTGAAGCCTGCATTTGCTTGATGATACCGCCGTTTTTAAACACGGTGTATTCACCTGCTGTATCAGTTGTTTTCAAACCGTCCAACCATACAAGACGTAACATATCGGCTTCAAGAACTTTCAGAATTTCATTCTGCATGAACGCTGCCAACTGTGTTTGGTCGAAATCAGCTGAAAGGTGAACACCTTTTGCAACCATTTTGCCCCACAAGTCTTGCAGGCAAACCACGATAGGCAACTCGATCTGTGCGTGATCGTAGTATTTAACCTTGTCGTTAAGAGAGCTATACTTGTATTCGCTATCACAACCCGCGGAACGTCTTACCGCTTTGTCTGTTGCGGTGAAAGTCAAGATAGGTTTACCCTTTTCAATACCCGCTAACACGGTTACACCGTTGGAAAGTTCGCCCTCCAAACCCAGTGTCAAAGAAATAACATCGGCCAGGCTGTCGATATTCAATTTGTTTAAATCGCTAAATGTAAATGCCATAATTTTAAAGTTTTAGTAGATTAGTATTTGAATTTTTTACGCATTTCTGCTGCGGCCTTCTGAACCTCTTCACGGCTCAATTTTGATCCGGTTGTAACGTTGGTTTTAACCTCGGTTTTTGCTGCTGCCGGAACGCCAGTACGTTTGCTTAGCTGCGTCTTAAGTTCCGAAATAGTTGTTTTCAACTCGGTAACTTCTTTGCGGATCGCTGCAAGCTCTTCCGGTGTAGGGGTTTTCTTTTCGTCTTTCTGTTTATCTTCTGTCTCTTCTGCAAGTTCTTCTTGCCCCTCTTCTTCGCGTTTCTCTTCGCTCTCAACTTCTTTCACATCAGAGATTTTTCCGGCAACGACTGATATAATCATGTCCTCACCCTCTCCAATCGAAATGTAATAATCGCCATCCTCTACGGGTTTGCCTTCTGCGTCCTGTACTTCGTCACCTAGAGCCGCCTGTTCGCCTTGCGCGATAATAACAAGCTCTTTTCCTTCTTTGGTTGTGACGGTTTCCCTAGCCAGCTTAGTAGATTTAACCAGCTTAGCCAAATTTGTCCAAAATTTACTCATTGATAATTTGTTTAAATTGTTATTAAATAAAGAACTAGTAGCCGCGGGAAGTCCCACCAAATCGGCACTAAATAATTCTCTTACTTCTGTTACGGTTGCGGTTTGTGCTTCTTCGTCCAACTGTTTAACGTCAGACTGATTCACCGATACGCCTAGTAGCTCCGGCTCCTTCTCGATCATGGCAACCATAAAATTAAACTCGCTAGGGTACGCCGTTTCTAGTGCTTCCGACATAACGAGATCGGCGTAAACGGCATTTTCGTCGTGTTGGAAGTTGGTAAAATGCCCTATATACCCGTCCAGCAAGTCCGTACCGTTGTGAGTACGGCGTGCGTGAATAGGCCGGGAATTACCTAAAGCCACTAGAGACGGGAAAGCACTAGCAGAGATGACTAATTTATAAGCCTTTCCCCCTTCTTCATAGTAGTTTGCGGTTTCCCCGGCTTCTATAATACGTAATTTTTCAAACTTTTTCATTCTATTACTTTATTATCGATACAAAGATATATTATTTAACGGCACAAGGCCGCGGTTTTACCTATGACTTATAGGCTAGCCGCTACTTGTACACTATTATATTGCTGTTGCCCGGCGTCTATATCGGTAACCGCCACCCGTGGAGCCGGAACGCTCGCCACCGAATCGTACATAATTGCCGCCAATTTCTGCAAACTGTCATTCGATAGGCTGAAATTACTAGGTAACTGCATGCTTGCACCGCCGCCTACGTCGATTTTGCCGCCGTTGGCGTATCGGTACACGCCCGACGATCCGAATGAACGCCCGCCGTACTCCATGTTTAGCGCGCTTAACGCGTTGATAGCCCCGGACGCTTTACGGTTCAAAATATACACGTTCTCGCCGCCTTCGGCTTCGAACTGCTGCCCGTTAGATCCGGTGAACGTCACGCCGCCCGCCGCATGGCTAGCTCCGTAAATCTGTCCGCCCTTCGCAAATTTCCTCACGCTCGTGTTGACCTTAGTGTCCGGCTCTTTAGTTTTGTTGATGCTCATAACCTGTTTCATACCCGCCGCCACTACGATAGCCGCCTGCGCGATACCCCAGATACCGCCCTGCGCCAAAGCTTTAGACGCGCCTAGATAAGTGTTGATAAGAGCCTGCGCCGTGGCGAATGCTTTCCCCGCCGCGCTTTCCTTGCCTAACAATTCGGATAACTGTCCGGCTGTGCCTGCTGCCATCTCCAATTGCGCGTTATAGTATTTCTTTTTTGTCTCGTCCTTCATGATCTCGTACTTTTCCGTTATGGCAGCTGTTTCCGCCCCGATCGCTTCCGCGTTAGCGATCTCGGCTGCCTTCATAGCGTCCAACCGGGCTAATTGGCTGTCTAGGTCGTTTTGTAGTTTCATGTCAGCTAGCGCGCGTTCGTTCTCCAAGTTTAGAGCGTCCGCGGCTTTCTTCTGTTCTAGTTTCCGGTCGGCTTCTGCCTTAACTTCCGTTTCAAATTGCAGATTCAGGGCGCGAACATTGTTCAGGTATTCCTGCTCCGTTATGAGTTTCTGATCCCGTTTGTACTTCTCTAGCGCTATCTGTTCGTTAATAACCCGTTGCGTCTCCTCTATCGAAGCCTTTCCCGTCCTTAATTGGTTCTCGGCGATCTCTAGCTCCATAGTCTTGACGCTCTGTTCGTACGCCTTGATCGTGTCCTCCTGCGCCTTCTTAAGCACTTCCGCCTGTTTCTTAACTGCCTCGGCTTCTGCTTTCGCCGCTGCCTCCGCTGCCTTTTTCTTTTTCTCCGCTGCTGCCTTTGCGTTCGCTACCTGTTTATCCCGTTCCGCCTTCTCAAAGCCCGTCATTTGCCCCAACATTTCTTTCTCCTGCGTAGCATAACTTGCTCTAGCAGCTTCCAGCGCTGCAAGGGCTTCTTGTTCCTTCCGGTAATCCTCATCGCTTGTATACCCTAGTTGGTTCTCCGCCTTGATTTGCTTGTACTTAGCATCCAGTACGGACAATTCCAAATCCCGGATCGCGTGCAATTTGTCCGTAGCCTGTTGCAATAGCTTAGTGCGATCCGCTGCTGACTTGTTTTGGTCCGCCGCCAGTGTCTTAAGCTCTTCCATCTCGCGCCGCATTTGCGCCATCGGAACAAGCGCCGCCGTTTCAGCCTGGTAGATGCGCTGCGTCTCGCCTGCCAACCGTGCGCCCTCCGCCGCCGCCCTCTTCGTCTCCTCACTGATAAGACCTAACTTATCCAGAAGCCATGTAACGCCCTTGGCAAGGTTTTCAAGGAGAAAGGCTACGCCCTCAAACAAACCGGTTATCCAGTCCAGCAAACGCCCGAAAACGACCTTAAACGGCGCGAACGCTGCATTCAGGCTAGTCGCTAGCTCGCTGTTACGTTTCATCAGCTTTTCGATGTTCCCGATAAGCGTTAAGACGAGTGACACGACAAATATAATCGGATTTGCTTTCAGAGCCGCGTTAAACGCCTGTACCCCTGCAATGCCGCTCTTCATTTGCCCCACCAATGCGCCCGTTCCTCCGGTTAGTCCCTGCGTTTGGAGTATTCCGTCTTTAACACTCTCGGCGTAGTTACCTACGTTACGGCGGTTGTCGCCTACCGACTTTTCCAGCTCCTTAAGCTTGTCCGACAATGCTTTAGTCTGCTCGGTTAGGTCTTGCCCCTCCTTGCTGGTAGTCCGTTGCGCCTCGCTCATCTTGTTTAGCTCCGCGGTGTTCTGCGCCAGTTGGGCGCGTAGCGCGTTAACGCTCGTAGCCTCATTGTCTAGGAGCGTTTTAGTGCTCTTGATCTCCGCGTTGTTCTGTTTGTTCGCCTCGGCATTGTCTAATATCGCCTTTCGCGTCTCAATCAGAGACTTATTCAGCTTTTTAACGGTTGCGTCGTACTTGTCTTGCTGTACAAGTCCGTCCGCGTAGTTCTGATTTAACGCGTCTAGCTCCCTCTTTTCGGAGGCGTACGCCGCTTGCAAGTCCTTCTTAGTCTTTGCAAGCGCCATACTTTTGGCTATTAACGCGTCCAGTCCCTTCTCGGCTTCTGACGTGCCGAAATTAAGGTCTAATAATGTTACTTGATCCGCCATTTTTATGTTATTTTAAATCCATTTTGTACAAAGATAGATTACATTCCCCGGTTGCTACGTCAAATTCACCTAACGATTTAATGTAGAAATAGCTGTTTAGCTGCGAAAAGTAATACGCATCCCCTAATTTCAGGTTTTCAACGTCTCCGTAGTCTAATTGTGCTTTGATCTTCACCTGCACCCGTGACCTGAACATCTTGAAATGCCGGTTTATATACGGGTAATAGATGTTTTTTACAAACGTATAATTGTAATTATAATTGCTAGGTTTGGCGAACGCGGCGGTTAACCCCATGATCGGGAATACGCGGCTATTATAAGAGAATTTAACGGCAGACTTGTACGCCTCCTTAACGGGTGTTACTGTTCCGGGTCCGTTGGAGTAACTAAATTTTTCCGAACCGACCGTGCACACGTATTGGTCTGCGAACTCGTCCGGCACGTCTACTGTCTCGATGCTACGCAGTTTGTCACTCCAATCGTGTACGCGTGTCCACGCCGCCGACGTGCCATCCCGTAGGTCGGCATCTACTATCGGCTCCACACGTAACGTTCCGTTGCGGTAAATTTTCCGCCAGTGCCACGCGGTACACATGTCGTCTACTATGTTTTTTACATCAGTATACGGGAAATCGATTGCCACGTTGGCGACCGAATCGTATTGGGGCTTAATAGCCGCGTCATACACCGCTTGTCCCGCCCCGCATCTTATCAATTCCTCCGGGTCGTAGCCGTCAGGGAACCTGAAATAATCTGTACGTGTCACGCCCCCGATAGTCGCCGCCAGCTGCATGTATGCGTCCTGTTTAGGGTAAACTGTCATTCGCGCGTTATCCTCCGTAACGTAAATCCAAATACGGTCGGTTATATTCCCATAGTAAGACATTGACCGCCCTATCCCCGACACTACACCGCGTAGTGTTATAACGGGCTTCGTAGCCGGTATTACGTCTCCCTTGTATTCAACGATCATCCGGAACTGCTGGTTCTCCCCCGCCGATATCAGGAACCCCGCAGGTCCGCCCCCCGAACGGCCACCAAAGTAAGAAGCATACATATAAATCTGTGCGTTATCCAGCACAACCGCCACGGTGTCCGGATACTTATATCCCCCGCGCCCCTTGGTGCTGTCTTTGGGCACTAGCTTAACCGTGCCGGTCGCCACGTTGTCCTGCCACGTGATAATGCCACGGGCGCAAACCATGGTAGGCGCTAGTACAGCCGCGTCTTCCGGCTGCGGAAGCAAACCGCCAGGGTTGTAAAACGGGTTGATTGATGGAAACGTAATTTGTGGAAAGTCCACATACTCGCGGACTATCTTTGCAAGGTTGGCGGCGCTTAAGTTTATGCCCCCATCCTTCACAAGGCTAAAATCGGGCAACGTCGATATAGGTTTGCTCACGTCCGCCCACTTGTCCGTGCTCTCAATCAAGTTGATCGTGTACCCCGTTTCAGTCGCTGATACCTTCGCGTAAAACTGTGTAGGCTCGTCGGACACATAAGCGTAGTACTTAAATGGGATAGACGCTATCAAAACCTCGGCCGTGTAATACCCACAGTTAAGCAAGCCCTTGTTTAGCCCTATGAACGTCCGGTCATTGTCAGGCGTTCTCGGCACTTTGATCGTCGCGCTGAATGCGACGCTGTCCCCGGTCATAGTAACCGGGGAAATGTTGTTTAATGTGATTTTGACCGTTGCGTTATCTAGTCCGTCTATGTCGTAACCGTTAACTCTTAATGATACTATTTTCATATTATCCCTCCTGTTCAATTATACAAATTGCGATCTCACTCGTAACTGTATTCTCGATTCTTAACTGTCCTGTCCGCGTTGCTCCTGGGTTCGCTGTATTGAACGTTACCTTTATTAAACCACTACCCGACGCACCCGAAGTAGGTGAAACAGATACCCAGCTAGGCGCGTCTACTAGGGTCCAGCTATCAACCGATTGATACATAACGGATCTTACTTCTCCTCCGGCCTTACTGCCTGAAATACGGAATGGGGATAAAATAATTGAAGTTGGCGTGCCATCCTGATTAACGGTAACTACCGCTATCTCCTTGGTTTGGTCATTATAGAACGTTATTGTCCCGGTCCGCGCACCGCCCTTGGTGTTATCGCCGATCGTCAACGTCACGTTGGTCGTGCCGTCCGGTCCGGTTGTGATGCTCGGTGTGATCCATGTATCACGCTGCGACACAGACCACGCGCCAACCGATGTAACGTCCACGGTTACCGGATGCATTAGATAGTCTACGTTAAACGTTGGTGTGTCTACTGATATATTGCCCGAAACCCCGGCCTGTTTGATCGGTATCGTATAAGTAGTCGCACCCGCCTTGCTCTTCAATACGATGTTACCCGTTCTTGGTTCACCGGTGTTGGGGGCTATCGTCCCGTATATATATTGCGTTCCGGCTTCTCCAATCCGGGTGTATATACTGTTATCAGACACACCGATTTGCGCGGCTTCCGCGTCGCTAGGTGTGATATTTGACAGTGGCTCGTTTTGCAACTTAAAAATAGCGTAGACCGCTCCGCTTATATCTATGGTTCTAGTTTGATTCTCCCCTGATATCAAGTAAGCCCCGGAAAGTTGTTTCATATCTGCGTCAAAAGCGTACATTGTTACGTTGAATCCGGGAACAAACGCCCTGATGAATACGGGTTTTCTGTATATAGGAATGGGGTTCTTCGATCTTATATAATTGTTAGACGCAAATTTCATGTCCTCGTACAATGTACCAGCCGCGCCCGCTAGCCCGCCTTGCTCGAAATCGTCGGGCGTTAGCGTTATCATATCACCAAACGAGAACCACCTTGGTATGCTCTGTACGTCCCATGCCGCATTGCTATATATGCTGTTAACCAGTCCTTCCGCATACGCCGCACCGATCGTCCACAGGTTGCGCTGCGCGCTAAACACGATCGACGGTGTAGGCGGTTGGTCCGGTGCTAACGGGAACATGTAGTTATCTTGCAGCTCCGTGGTCTTGAACCTTACTTGCTGCCTGTACGTCTTAGTACTGTTGGACCACCGTGCCCCTGTGTCGCCTGAAACTTCCGCCTTAAAGCGTTTCGATTGGTATTGGTTTATGCCAGGAAGGTTCAAGTCAAACACGACATTAGATGATACCAACAACTCCTGGTAGACGTTATACCACTCTTCGCCGTACTCTAGGTTTATAGTGATCTCCGCTTGTTCCGTCACGCCTCCACGTCCTCTAATAGTCGTGAACTTATTAGACCAAAAATAGTCCTTGAACGCAGCCCAAAACCACTGACCGTTGCGCATGTTCCATCTAGCCCTCAATGCACATTGCAAACTCTCATCGTAGATCGCATCGGTGTGTAACTTGTCCTCGTAGTTAATCACCTGATCCAGACCAGACCCCCAAACATTTTTAATCGTCAGTTTCTTAATATACTTTATGTCGATAGTATTTCCCAGCACATAGGTAGTGGGGAAGATCGCGCTTGACGGCGCGCCCGTTACGGGTTCTACTTCTACTTGGAACGCGTCCAGCGGATGAATCCGATAAGGGAAATATATGTCCAGCGTATGGTTAGGTATGCGTGGTTTGGGCGGTTGGGGAAGCGCGCTATCAACGCCTAGGGTATCCCAATACGTTTCGTCACAATGGAACACGGGAAGCGTTATTTTATTAGCGATGTTCGAACTCCATATTTCCACCTCCTGTTGCGGGAACGCCGGGTCACCCTCTGATTTGTTGCGGTCTGCGCGTCTTAGCAACGGGGCGGCAAACGATAAATCTAAATCTATTACCTCCTGATATGGCAGCGTTATTTCCTTCTTGACCGCCCCACCGTTGGACACGCGGACATAAACCGGGTATTCGTTCCCGCTTATGAAGTCCGGCGTCACCCGGATCATCAAAGGGCGCGTAGCCCACACGGGTAGCTGACCGTTGTATGTCTGTCCGTCGCTTAGTGTTAAACCTGCTATCGGTATTTGTACATTCATCTATTTAATATTTAAAGTGTCAATAATAGCGTATCTAATTATAGTTACTATCTCGTTTTGCAACTTTAGCACCCTGGCCGGGTTAAGCACATCGGAGACTACGCCGCCCGGGTTGTGGCTGTTCGGTACTTTTATCCCGAAGTCTCCAATAGCTTTCGCGATCGGATAAGCCGCGCTTAACGGTATGGTTGCCCCTTGCTTGTTCTTGTCCTCGATCCACTTCCGGATGATCCAAAGCGGCGGGCGTTTACCCGCAATGCGTCCGCCTTCCATCGCACCTACGTAACGCGGTGCGGTGATCTTGGCGTTATTGCCGCCTACAACTAACTTTAGTTCTTTGGCAAAGTTACCGGATGCCATAAGCCCTTTAGCTTTGTACGAGGCTTCTATGTCGTCCCGTAGCTTAGTTAGTAGTACTTCTATTTCCAACATCGCGTTACGTGCCATTACTCGGATAAATTAAGGGTTATCTCCCAGCCTGATTTGGGGCTGTCGTATATGTTTTGGCGCTTGGTTACCGCCGCACCCTCGGACACGTAGAGGCAAACCGCCTTCTTCGCTATGTCGGTTATAACCGTGAACGTCCGATCCAGTACGTCGATCTCGGACGAGCTGTCGGTTTCGTAGTGGGAAGTCCCTAATACCTGTATAAGCACGGAGATCGAGAACGCCTCGGCGGCGTAGTCGTTATAGTCCTGCCTTCCGCCCGGAACGTCAACAAAAATAAAATCACCCGTTATATCGTTCGCCAGCCGATTACGTGTAGATTCATCCCCGAAGAATACGGGAAGCGCGTGCTGCGCCCCCCATGTTCCAACCTGATCTAATATCCCTTTAAAAGTCATATTGAGTTTTTACATTGTTGTCGTACTCGGGCGCGTCTACGCTGTCTATTACGCGTTTGCCCGTCCACGTTTTATTTCCGGTTTGGTTATACGATCCGCAAAGGGTGATGTCCCCGGCAATCGTAACTGTTCCCCTGGACACTAAAGCGTTATCCTTCATTTTGAGAACCCCATTTGCAGATAATCCGCCCGTAATAATCGCGTTGTCCCTCATGATAATGTCGGCCTCACTTACCCCGTACGAAGAGGGTGAGAATACGGCGTTGTCCCGCAAGTCCAATAGCCCGAATACAGTAACCGCCGAAATCGTGGCGCGTGAGTTGTCCCGCATGTACAACTGTCTAATGGTTCCGCCCTCGGAGGTCTTCACTAACACGGCGTTATTGTCCATGAACGCGCAACCGTTCAAGGTCAAGCCAGACGCGACACAGTTACCGCCGAAGTAGCCCGAACCGGTTAACGAACAATTAATCAACGTGGCGTTATCCTCTACTCTGATATCGCCCTTCATGGGGATAGCCGTTTCACCGGTGTTCACGATCTTACAACCGTTGTACACCGTTACGGTTACGCCTGCAAGGTCTGCGGGTGTGATTGGGGTGTTATCTGATTTTTTGAATCTGATAAAAGCCTTCGAATCAGTCAGGCCCACCGCCACTAAATCGGTATTGGCTGCCGCGGTGGATTGAACCCTTGTTATAACATTATTAACATCTGCTAGGAATATAACGGCTTCGTAGCCAGTTGGTAAATTACTAATAGTCAAGCCCTTAGAACTATTAACCCTAAACGCGGTCGGTATGCATACTAGCGTTGCGCTATTAACTACGCCTGTGATCTTTCCACCTACCGAAGTAGCGTTAAATACCCCATTAACCGCACGCGGTTGAACGTTCAAAACCTGTGCCAATGGATGGCTACGCACTTTGTTACCGAACACGTTAGTACCTGCTATGCCAAACAGTCCGTTTAAATAGGCATCCTTGTAAATGGTTGTGCCATAAGAGCCTGCTGTGCCTGCCATGTTTAGAGACTTGACACTATCGTAACCCTCAACTAGACCGCCAAAAGCAGACCCGGTTGTAGAATACAACCTGTACATTCCTTCTACCTCCGAACTAGCTAGTATTTCACCGGATGCGATAGCTTTACCCAAATCAGCTTGAGCCTTTGCAAAATCAATGTTCCTGTAAGTGTTTGCGATCTGCGCGTGATGGTAGAACTTACCGCCCGGAACATTACAACCTTGAAAGATGAAAGGCATGTTAGCCGATACACCCGCCGCGTAACCCGGGAATACCTCTGGGGATGTGACAAAGTTATCGCAGTCCGTAGCTTGAATAGCGTTATAAACGGGATAACCTAAACCCGCAGATAAAGATCCGGACGCCCTTAGATTCTTGACGTTGCTATAGATACCGGATATTTGCTCCTCTGCTGCTGTAACGTTCACGGTTACGTTCGATTCGATTATCTGCCCCATAAGTCTAACGGTTGCATCTTTAGCCGCTGAAGCATTTACGGACACCTTAGAATTTCTAATGATCGCTTCTGGGTATGGCCCCCCTACAACTCTTCCGCCAGGTTTGATTGAAGAAATTTTGGTACTAGTCACCGGGTTGATCTCCAACCGTGAATCAACGATTGAAAGTTTAGTTTCATAAGTGCCTGTAAATGTAATTTGGGCGGCTGTCGCGTCTGCTGGAACAATATTAGCAATAGGAGCTTTATTTAGGCACAGTAAACAATATTGCGCCGCCGGAACTACTAAGGTAACACCGGGACCCGTTGTAACGCCAGCCGTAGCTGACACTCCTAAACCATCCCTAGTCAACGTATACGCCTGAACATTGTATCCCGGGACTTCGAGTTTAAAGGTTTTAGATACGCCACCCATAAAAATTGGCGCTTTAATTCTCAAATATTGGGGGCTGCTAGATTTCCATGTTTCCCAGTTAGACCCCTGACTAAAGGTAAGAAGCCCCTGTTCGAAGTCATCCGCTGTTAGCACAACCGCGTCCGCTGCTGTCCGTTCCGACGCAAACTGTAATTTACTACCCACCACGACACTAGACCCTAGGATGTCTACGTTAGGCGCACCTGCGGTGCTTAGCGCCGCTTCGCCTACGTCTACGATCGAATCCCCGCCAATGCGTGCACCGGGAAAACCGAAGTTGCCCCTAAACAGCCAGCATGCGCCGTCCTGTGATAATGTTTTCTCGTCGTACACGATGCCGCCCACGTCGCCAATATTGACGTAACGGTCTCCCACCTGCCACGAACGAAGGGCGCGTACTCTCTTGTCGCTCCCCACTGTGATAATCTCATACTTTTTTAAACCCATAACGTTATGATTTATAATGTTTTTTCATCTCTGCCTTTTGTTTCTCGTTCTCCTCGTGCCGCTTGGATAGCGCTAGCATTGCATCTAGGTAGTTTATCCTCTTCGCCTCTTCGAACGTGCACTTGAACAATTCCGACGTAGCCTGCACGAGCGTCAACACGTTCTTTGCCTCCTTGATCGGATCGTCTTCCGGCGTGCTCCCCGCATCGAAAGGGAATAAGCGTTTCTCTAGTCCGTCCGCCGTTTCGATCTGCTCCTTTATGTACTTCGTTGCACAAAGCAAATGGTACACATTATCCGGCGCATACTCCGCGGGCTTGTGCTCGATAGGCGTGCACCACTTCGTAACCTTCTCTGTCGCCGTCTCGCTCCTTCTCGCCTCTATAACCTGCCATAGTGTTACGTCCTCGATGCGCGGTATACGGTACACTAGCTTCCCATTTTTTACAATAAAAGGGTCGGCCTTCGCGTACCCTGCCACCGCGTTTAATGTCGCTGCTTGGTCAGAAGTTAGGCCGCCCTTGTAATTCGGATGCAAGTTACAAATATATTCTAATTGTTTGCGGTTGTAATACCCACAAATTTTCCACCACAAGCGGCGGAAAACGTTTTTAACCTTTCCGCGCCAGTTGGTTTGCTCGTTCAATATCAACCATTCCACGCCATAAAACGCTGTCTTACTCATATTCAATCAGTTCTAGTTCCTCGTAATAATACCACTCTTCGACGTTCGATCCGTCCCACTGTACGACCACGCCTAACACGCCGGTCTCCGTAACCGTCCCGGTGTTCCCGGCATAATCGTATTTAATGCGCACTCGGTCGTATACTCTCATGCTGCAAATCTAATCATTATTTGCGTATCTCGGGCGGTATTTACGTATAAGATAGTCAACGCCGTAACGTATGGCATCCCATGCGTGGTTGTAATCGTCTACCGGCTCGTTGGTGTATGTGTCGGTCAGGTTGTCCTTGACGTACGTATAATTGTCCGCCTCGTCCAGTACGTTCGTGCTACGCTTCGTCACGAACAGGTTGAACTGCTTCACCTGTTGTATGCCGGCACGGATCGATCCTTTTCCCTTTATACAGGGGATCGTGTTGCAGCCTAGCCCGCGTAACTCTATGATAGACTTCTGCTCTGCATTGTCGCATACCGTTATTGTGCGGTCCAGCCTTTCCGCCTTAAGCCGCTCGGCGATCGTGCGGTTCAGCATCTTGGTTTCGTAACACACTTCGTCTATGTACAGGTTCATACCCCGCATGTAGATTTTGACGATAGCGGTCGGATCGTTCTGAAAGCCAAAATCAAGCCCTGCGACGAACTTTACGTCCTCACCCGTTAAATCCTCCGGCAATGCGTCGATCGTCTCAATTTGGGGATATACGAGGCCTTCCAGCCCGCCAGTCAGCCCTTCACCGTAGACGCGCCACCAATTGGCGTCCTTGGCGTTCCGTTCGATCGCTTCTACCTGCTGCTTCGACAAGTACGGGTTGTCCTTGTAGGTGCTGTGTATCGTCACGTACTTGTCCCCTACGAAGTCCGTCTCACCCCAGAAGCGCCGCACCGGGTTGAAGTCAATAATAACCTTGAGCGTCGTACGCACGTCCAGCTGCCGGAATATCTCGCGGGGTATGCGCTGCGCCTCGTTGATGAAAAGGATGTCACGCGCCGGGCCGTGTACCTTCGACGCGTTGTCGCACCCGAAGAACTCGATGCACACACCGGGCTTCACCGTGTAGATCAAATCAGACCTGTTAAGCGCGTTGTCGTCCCACACCCCTTCGTCCAGCAGCATGTTCTGGAAGTCACGGAACATTCCTCGCTTGACGGCGGGTAACGTGTCGGTGACGCATGAGATCAAAAGCGGGTCGGGGCTTTCGTTAGCAACCAAATAGAGGAGCTGTAACACACTCCACGTCTTAGAGGAACGCGTACCGCCTTTGCTCGCGATACCTCTTATATAGGGGTCGCAAAACGGCCCTATCATCTTGTTAAATACATAGGTACAATCCATTATTTATCGTCCTCCTTGTGATCCTTTTTAAAGTTCTTAATCGAACTAACCTTTGCGCGTACTTTCGGATCGGTTACGTTCACGGTCAAGCCGCCCTTGATGGCTTCGCCGTTAGACGTGTAGTCCATCTGCGTCTTAATGCCCCGCAGGGCACGAACATAATTAGCGTCGAACTGTCCCACCGTCGCGCCTTGATCGAGGTCCTGCGCGATGGCATCGCGTATCTTATCAATCACTTCTATAAAGTCCGCGCATATCGTCAGATCGAACTCCTTAAGGTTCTCGGCGTATACGGATCGTCTCTTATTTAAATACCCGGGACATGCCCCCAGGAACATACAGAACTCGCCTTCCGATTGAAGATGCTTCTTCGGCACTTCGTAGAGCGTCCCGGCCATGTTGCCGGACTTGACCGCCTCTTGTGTTATAACTGGCGTAGCCTCGCACCAAGCCGAGTAAATCGCGTATGCCTCCCACAGTTCCTTGGGTTCTTGCCAGATAGGTGTCATACCGTAATGCGCCGTAGCCAGCTGGTAACACTTGGTGTAGTTGAACGAATCTGCCAAGTACTTGGTAGTCGCGTATGTGGGAGCTAGATGGAAGTGCGCGTAATCCGGCCTAACCTTCTCGACTTTTGGCAGCTGCACCGCCTCCTTAGTTTCTATAATTTCTTTCTTCTTTGTGGCCATATAATTTTATTTTACAACTATACAAAAATACGCTTTTTCCGCCCAAATCGCCATCTTTACGCCTACCAAAACTATCGTTTACACCCGAAACCACGATGAACAGGGCGTTTCAGACCTAGTGTAAACGATGAAAAGATAAAAAGACGTTTTCCTATTAGATTAAAAATAAAAAATACCATAATTTTATTATCATTTTTATACAATAGTATATTTATGTTAACTATATTATTGCTTATTTATAGTTACTCTATACTAATCATCTTTACATCTTTTACAAATACACTATATTACAGTATAAAGTACTATAAATAAGCAAGTTAGGTGTAAAAGATACAAATTTTAATAATTTACATCAAAAACTTGAAAAGTGCGTTCTGCGTCCTGTGGGGCCGGTCAGGTGTAAAACATGAAACGGCAGTGTAAAAGAGGTTTTTCACTACTTTTTTGTCAAAAACACGCTTTTTAGTTAAAATACCGTTAAAATCAAGCTTTCTCTCTAAAAAGTTTTCTCTCACAAAGTTTTTTCCGAAGCGTGTTAAATTTATTAACTAAAAAGCGTGTTAACGTTTTTATACGAAAACACGCTTTTTAGTTAAATCTGTTTAACAATCCAAGTTATACATAACTTTCCAATCGTCCAAAATATCTTTACATTTCCACTTCTCGGCCCTTTCTATGTTTTCCCATCTCAAAGTGCGGTGGTTCAACTTGTCTAGCGTCCTGCTACCGTCGCAGTACATATTCACCCGGTACAGCATTGAAACCTCTATGCCGTATTTGTTCGTCTCGGTGTCTTTGCTCGGATAGATCGGGCGTTCTATATCGCCATTCTCGAGTGGTCCAACGCGTTTCTTGTCCTTGTCACGGTACAGCATGTTTTCTATTGTCGGTATGCGTTCGGGATCGGTTCGGGTGTTCCTGTCGTCCCGTACTTTACTAGCCGCGTACATTATGTCCCGGATCGCATCGCAGAATATCCCGGCATTTACGGCGTGAAATGGTTTGCCCTTCACCTTGACGTACTTCACACCGTTCGCTTCAAGCCAGTTGAATATAAAAAACGCGTGAAGATTATAAACTCGTGCCATATCCTCAACTAATAAAACCCTTCTCTGTTTCTTCTTTATATACGGTGTCGGCATGCTATAAATTATTTAAGATACATACTAAAACGCAACCTAGCGCGATCCCCGCCGCAATCGCCAGGATCATTTGCCCTAGCATTTTCATTATTTCCTTCATAGTTTCAACGCTTCTTTAAGTTCGCCAATCAAACGGAGCGCCTCAACCCTCGATAAGTCCACCCGGCGTTGCGGCTCGCTCTTCCGGTATATCGTAATGGTCGTAATTTCTTTAGCCGTACGCGGTACACGCTCGGCGTAAACCATCACGCGCTCGGCTTCCGCCTTATCGATCTTGGCACGCATATTATATTGCGCTTTCTCTGCACGGTCCAGCGCCGTTTTAAAACGTCCGGTTCTGATGCCCGCCACTTCTTGTTCCTTCATTTCTTGTTCTCTGAATAAATGTTCCATTCTTTCCATAACTTTATAAATTTAAAAACATCATTACTACTGCAATCACCAGGGCTGCCCCCTCTGACATCACCGTCAAGAAGAAAAGCGGGTCCACACATTCCAGCTTATCAAACGCTATCGCCCCTACCGTTCCTAAGAAGAATAGAAACCCCAAACACAGGAATACTAACATTATAATTTCCATAACTTAAAATATTAATCTGATTAATGTCATTATTAAATAGTCCAAACCGATAAGGCGCATCGCACCGTGCCCGATCAAGCCGCCGGCAGCAGTTAGCGCGAAGTCCATAAAATCAGCTTTGTTGCCGTACAAATGATCCTTTATCTCCATACCTAGTCCCACACCCGTAACGAAGTGCATACCGCATACCGCGCCTAGGGGAATGGCGAAAAGGAAATGTTTCCATCGGTTCGAAGCCTTCCACCACTGTAATACCTTCTCATACCATTTCAAGCCTACCACCTCGGCGGCTACCTTGAACGCGATCGGCGCTAACTCTACACCCTCGGCGTCCTTCACCAAGGCGTACTTGGTCTCTCCGTCTAGCGGCTTATATGCGTGCGACATGACACGACCCGCTACTACCACCTCGCCTAAATATTCGAAACGCGCACAACGGTTTCCATCTTTCAAAATAACTATATCACCTTTTTTGTAATCTGTTGTTTTCATACTTTCTTTATTATTTTTACATTAACATCCATTTTCCATGCAAAAGGCACGGTACCTTTATTTAGCTTGCACTCCTCGCACTTTTCATCTGTCAAGGTGCAGAATATAGAAACTACTTGGGGCTTTATTGGCTCATACAAATAACTCCCCAGTCTTCTGTTAAACCCTAGGTACTTGTAATGCACTCCGTCGATTAGGGCGACTATATCACCCACCTTATAATTTGTTGTTTTCATACTCTATATTTTTTAATTAGTTCCTTAACCATATTCATTAATCCGTTTTGAGTATCAGCTTTTCCGCTTAACGCAGCTATGACCCGCTCGTCTATCGTGCCTTTCGTTACAATGTGGTGGACAAACACATTGTTCTTCTGTCCCTGTCTCCACAACCGCGCGTTGAACTGCTGGTATAACTCCAAGCTCCATGTAGTACCGTACCAGATGATCCGGTTTCCCCCCTTCTGCATATTCAGACCGTGACCCGCGCTAGCCGGGTGCGTCACTAAGACGGGTATTTTCCCCTCGTTCCACCTCCGTATGCTTTCCACGCCTTCCAGCGCTTCCGCTCCGAAACCTTTCAGGGCTTCCAGTATCCGAGCCTTCTCGTGCTGGAAGTTGTACGCCACCAGTACGGGCGACCCGTTCGCGGCTTCCACCATCTCTGCCAAAGTTTCCAGTTTCTCGTTGTGCACGGTGTGTATGTTCCGGTCTGCGTCGTAGATCGCACCGCCTGCGAACTGCAAGAGCTTGTTTGATAGGGCGGCGGCGCTTAACGCTGTGATCTCTTCCTCCTGCATAAGCTCTAGCACTTGATCCTCCTCGAACTTATCGTACTGCTTCTTCACCTTTGGCGATAACTCTACGTAGTTATTTAGGTATGTAAGCTCCGGCATATCTAAGAAGTCCGGGGCTTTCATTGACAATGTTATGTCGGCTATCTTCTCTCCTAATACCGCCTCGGTTGTCGGAAGCGGTTTGTACTCGTAAACGATCCCGCCGTTTTGCGCGCCCGGCCTGAAATAGTTAGCCCTGTAATCGGTGATCGTCTTTCCTAACCGTTGCCCGCCATCGACTAAATACATTTGCGCCCATAGGTCTATTAGTCCGTTCGGCGCGGGCGTACCCGTCAGACCCACCACCCGGCTAACACTCCGGCGTATGATCTTTGCAGCCTTGAAGCGTTTCGACTGGTGGTTCTTGAAGCTGCTTAACTCGTCTAGTACCAGCATATCGTACGGTACTTTAGACCCGCCCCACATTTGAAGAAGCCAAACAAGATTGTCCCGGCTCACTGTGTAAACGTCGGCTTCCGCCCTTGCTGCGATCTCGCGTTGCTTCGCCGTACCCTTTATCACGGACAAACGAAGGTGCCGGATATGCGCCCAGTTCTCGATCTCATCGCCCCAGGTCATTTCGGCCACACGCTTGGGGGCTACTATCAGCACCTTCGTTACCTCGAACTCATTAATAAGATCGGCTATTGCTGTTAGCGTGCTTACGGTCTTTCCTAGTCCCATATCTAGGAACAGAGCCGCGTCGGGGTGCCGCTTGATATGGTCTACGGCGGTACGCTGATAGCCGTGTAGGTTAGTCCTCTGTAACATCTTCTACCTCTTCAAAAATAACGTGTTGCCTGTCCTCGCGCGAACACTCGGAGCAATCTATGTCTCTAGCCTTGCATCGTGGAGTGTCGCGTATCTCTGCGAGGGACTCACATCGCGGC